TCTTCTATTAAGAGCAACGTTTCTTTCGATTTGCTCGTTGAGTTTTGTTTCCATTTCATCAAGTTTATCTACCATGCTCTCGATTACATCATATCTATCTTCAGGGATGGTTACATAATGCTCTTCAAAAAGACCCTTCATTCCTTGAAGGAATGATTCGGTCATTTCAGTCTTAAGTCCTGCTTCAACAGCAAGAACATTTTCCTGAATCCACTCGTCTGCAACATACTCAAGGTATGCGTCGAGTCTCTCAGTAAGACCTTCTTTAATAGTGTCGATTTCTTCTACAAGTGCTTGTGCATAAGCCTCTTGCATCTCTTCTTTGATTTCAGAAACCTTAGATTTGATAGCAGTTTCAAAAATGGTACGTGCCTTTTCTTGGAACTCTTCAGAAAGTTCTTCGCCAGCAAGAAGTGCTTCAACATCTTCTTCGATGCTATACTCGATTTCAGATACTTCTTCTTCTTCGGCTACGATTTCTGTACCCTCTTCAGATTCTGTTGCTTCTTCTTCGGAAACAACCTCATCAGTGGTCTCTTCCTCTTCTTCAGCAACAACCTCTTGATCTGCTTCGAGTTCTGCTTCTGCTTCTTCAGCACGTGCAGCCTTGGCATTTACAACGTCTCTTACTTGAGCAAGAGATGCTGCAGGATCCTTCAGCTTGTTAGAATCATCATCTGGTCTTGAATTCTCAGGAGTTGGACCGCCTAAGTCAACAACGGTAGCTCCAGAAGCTACCATTGGCTCGGCAGATGCAGCCCCTTTGGTTACTACGTTTTCCATTTCTTGTAAATTGCTACCAACGGACATTTGTGTTAGATTGAATATAATTAATCTATATTTATTTATAAATTAAAGATTTGAAAGAAAATCGTTGAAAAGTTCCAACTTTTTCTCATCAAGTCTTCTTTGAACAGTTAAAGAATCGATTTTATTCTTTGTTCTTTCAGCGATTTGTTCACGAAGAATTCCTCCTTCCCAAACCCACTCTTTTCCTTCCATGATTCCCTGAACAAAAGCATCAGGTGCAGAAGGATCGGCAACGATATCAGCAGCAGTTGCTAACATGAAATCTTCACCGACGATTTTGTGACCCTCATTGGTCATCTTAAGTGAACCAACACCACGAGAAGAAACACCGAGCATCACACCTTCATCAAGAAGTGAAGATGCAATCTTACCCATAGGAGTATTCAAGATACATGCTTTTCCTCTAAAATTATTCCCCTCTTGAACAAGAGAAGTAATTTTGTGAGAAACACGGTCAAGATTAACTGTAGGACCATCGGGGTGTCCAAGTTCACCAAGAGCACGACCTTTTTGAATAAACTGTTCGTTATAACGGGTTACTTCTCGGCAAAGAGTTTCAAGAGGATACATTCTTCCATTGCGATTTTTGATTTCGCCTTGGAGAAATACACCTTCAATATGAAGTTTTTGGTTTGGACCTTTACCTTCTTTGATAATCTTTACGTTTGAAATTTCTTCTGTGATGAGTTTCATTTGTTTATCCAGTAAATCCTACTTTTGTTCCTAGTACATCTGTTCCAGAAGACACATGGACAGTATGTGATGGATATTTTTCCAACAATTCTGTCGTATTTGCCAACATTGTAAAAGTTCCAATAGTTGGACCTGCATTAGTTTCAGAAACAGTTATGACATAATCAGTGGTACTTGGATTAGCGAGACGGACAACAGATGCCTCACCAAAACTAGAACCAGCTCCAACTGTATTTGGTACAATTATTTCAGTACCTTTCAATAGTATTCTTGACATTATTCAGTTTCCTCTTCTGAATCTTCTGTGGTTTCTTCTGTAGAATCGAAAAATGCATTTGCAACCTCAGGTCGCAAAGCATCTATTCTTTCGGATGCCTTAGCAAATAATGCAGATTTAATTTCTGCAGAAATATCGGAGGGTGAAGCATCCGTCGCAATCAAATCGATAATATTTTCCATTTTGATGTAATATACTTATATGATATATTTATAGCTCTGCTTTTTTGGTGTCCTTTTGATACCTTGCATCAACCTTAGCAGCTTCTGCTTCCAGGTCATCCTCTACAGGAACTTCACCCATTGCCATCGGATCTTGACCCATTGCCATTGGGTCTTGTTGTGGTAATGGTTCTCCAGTAATTGGATCAATTGTCGCTGGGTCTGGAATTATACCCTTCTCAATTTCATCTTCAATCTGTTCATCGATTTCAATAATCTCCGCATCAGTTTGGCGAAGAACCTTTTTTCTTACATATTCTGTAGAATAGTATTTTCCAATGTATGGTTCAATTGTTGCAAGAATCCCAAGTCTTCCTTCAATGAGTTCTTTTTCTTTAAGTTCAGCAAACTGATTGTCATATAAAAAGTCATATTGAATATGATCTTCCATATATTCCCAATCTTCTGGAGACACAATGTTCTTGAGAATCAATTGCGTTTTCAACATGTCATTGAACATTTGAGCAAAACGCTTTCTCAAACGACCAACAAACTTAGCAAACTTTAGTTCATCTCTTAAAATTTCTGAAGAGCGACCAAGGTTAAATCCACCCTCAGCGGCAATTCTTGACTCAGGAACTCCAAGTGATCTATAGAGTTTCTTTTGAAAATATTCAATATCTGCAAGTTCTCCAAGGTTTTGTCCACCAGGAAGTGTGGTAATTTCTGTACCACGACCACCTTCTCTACGTGGCAACCAGAAGTCTTCCATCATAGACATAAACTTACGGTCATCACGGACTTCACCAGTTTGTGCGTTATAGACCAGTTTATTTCTGTAGCGAGACATAACCTCTTTAAGGTATTGCTCTGCTTTTACCTTGGGAAGATTGCCAACGTCAATATAAAAAATGCGACGCTCAGGTGCTCTAGACAATCTATAGATAACTAAAGAATCCTCAATCATTCTGAGTTGATTCAGTGATTTGATTGCTTTATGTAGATAAGAAAGAACGACGTTTTTATTTCTATCTACCAATCCAGAAGTGCAATGTACAATAGTATCTTTTGCAATTTTGATTGCTTTTTTATTTTGATTATTTGGCCAAATTGGTCCACCTGGATTTTGTGGATTTGGTGTATACAAATAATACTCATCAAACTCAATATTCATGGGAATATTTTCGTTCTGAGATCTCAGATTTACAAGTTGATTCTGACTTTGATTCTTTTTGTCTTCTTTTTCTTTTCTGACGTACTTTAACTTAAGTGGATCGATATATCTCAACTCCTGAATCCCTGCCATAGGATTCTTCATATCGATTACTTTTAAATAATAAACTCTCCCATCAACATACCAATTTCTAAAAATTTCATGGCACTTCTTATCGAAGTCCATAATTTCTTTGATATACCGAAATTCTTCTCTAATTATCTTCTTAATTTTATCACTTGCATTGAGATTTGACAGTTCAATCTCTACTGGAGAATCGTACAAATCACTAACGATTGCTTCATTAACAACATCTTCAATAGCACCATCCACCTCTGGATGAACTGCCATCTCTCTATATCTTTTGATTAAATCGTGTTCTGTTCTATAAACACCTTCAATATCGACATACTGACCATAAAACCCACTGGCAATATAATTGTCAACCCCGTCCTCATTACTTTGAGGAACGGGGGACAACACCGTGGGTGATTTATTCTGATTAGTGTCAATAGAAAAACCAAATAGTCTAGCCATATTATAATTAATTGAGCGTTATTTGACTATTTAGTTAATATTCTCACCGCCAGCATTAGCACCAGTGCCTTTAGTTGCTTCCCACCACTGAACTTGAAGTTCAACAGTAAACTCCTGAATACCCTGAGCATCATATGAAAGTTCAATAGGTGCTACTTGAGTTGGGAATACATCATAGAAGCGATAAGATCTTAACTCAGATCCATCTCTATCCAATTGATATACGTAAGCATCCGATTGATAATCCGCTGGGTTAGTTAATCCAGTATTATCAGATACTCTGTTAATCGTATTCATCCAACGCTCAAATGCGGAGCGGATGGAGAAGTCAGTATCGTTCAGTACTGTTACGGTCCAAGAATCGAATGTTCTATCTCCAGCAATCTTTAAGATTCTTCCTCTGAAAGGAACTTCAATAGGAGAAACGTTAGATGCTGGGAGTTGAGCAGCTTTGACCATAAATCTTGACTTTTCCAGAACAGTAGTATCTGGTTGTGCTAAATTTGGAAAAGTTAAGACAACTTCAAATAGATTGGCGCGAGCGCCACCACCAGTCAGCTTACTTTTGAAGTCAGTAATCTTTCTTAGTGGGGGTGGATTAATTTGATTTTTTGATGCCATTGTTTTGTTCCTCTAAGGTTTTTAATAAAGAGGAAGCGTATCAAACGCTTCCGATTACTTCTTCAAATGCAACACCAGTTCTGGTGGCAACGAAGGTAAGACCGATAAAGTTGATCGACCTTGCTGGTTTAATGAAGATGTCAGCAACAAACTCATTATTGTCAATGACTGCTGCAGTGTTATTTGTTTCATCACAAATAACAACGAAATCAAAGATTCCTCTCTTAGATTGAACATCGCGGAGGAAAGGTTCAATGATGTTTACGAAGTTTGTTCTTGTAATTTCATCATTGAACTCAAAGAGTTGATCTTTTGCAGCAGCAGAGATGGCATCTTCGAGGTAGATGAAGAGACGGCGAACATTAATTCTATCAAATGCCGATGCCTTACCAAATCCAGTCTTATCACCGAAGAGAACAATTCCTGCACCAGGTGAGAAGATTACTGGGTTAATATTTGCAGAATATAGAATATCACGTTGTGCTTTTCCAGGATTGTATGCCAACTTAACTGCATTGAGGATAGTTCCTCTAGATGTTCCAGCAGGTGAGAACCATGGGAACTGTTGAATGTCAGTTCTTACACAAGTTCCTGCAATGTCTCCATTAAGTGGAACGTACCTGAATGTATCGTTGAAACGATCATACATGTACTTATAACCACTATCAAAGATTGCATAAGACGAACTCATTGGTTGATAGAATTCGAGAACTTTTGATGTAGTTTCATCTATTGTGTTGACAACTACAGCACCATTAGCTGCATCATTGAGAAGTGATCCTCTCCAAGGAGAAATAAATGCAATTGCATCTTTTCTGGATGATGCTACATCAATACACTTCTTAGCGACTGCTTGTGCTTCTTCTTTACTTGCATAAGCACCTGAACCCATAAGAACGAAGTCAACTTCATACTCTTCAGTATTTTTGAATATATCAAGTGCAGTAGATACATCACCTACAGAAGCACCAAGTGCTCCAGCCGTTGTCAGATTTGTTTTTCCACCATAATTCTTTCCACCAGCAAGAACACCAGTAGAAACACCAATTCCAGAGAAGACTGCTTGTTCAGCATTTCTATCCCAATTGGCATCAGAATCAAGAACCCAACCATCTAAGTTAATAGATTCAGTTCCTTCTGGTTCAGAACCACCAAATACATATCTTGAATTTGCTTTAAGATACTTTCTCCAATAAGATGGCGAACCTACAGAGAATACTGCATCTTTTGCTTTTGAAAGTGAAATATGCTTCTCAAGAATAGTTCCAGCATTTCCAGTTTCTGCGCCAGTCGCATCAATAACTAATGTATGGAATTCATCAAATCTACCACCTCTGTCATCAACAAATTGCGATGTTCCTGGTCTTGATGCTACAGAATCCCACTCAATTTCAATTCCGTTTGGAAGAGTAATTTTTTGCATAGAATACCAATCGGATTCTAATGACAGTGAAGTTCCACCAGATCCGATTACACTTCCAGTAGTGCTGATAAAGTGAATATCATCTGTAGTCAAGAACTTCAGATTTCCATTTGGAGTATAATCAACATTAGTAAGTGTTCCATTGTCATAATGGCCGAGAACTTTTACTCCAAGATTGCCGTTGGCATAAACCTCGGTTACTACACCCTTCAAATAACCAGTCAGTGTTGTGGTTGTTCCTGCACCAGCAGCTAAACGACCCTCAACTGATTGAGTGATTCCTGCTCCTACTGCCAACGCTGGTCCAACAAATGCAATACCTGCAGTGCTTACACCAGATAGGATTTGGTCTGCTTTTGCATCGACAATTGCAACTACAATATCGTTCGCCCAAGAACCTGGATTCTTTGCGACAAATGATGCACTTGGAATTGTAGATTCATCATAACCTAATGCTTCATAATGGTCTTCACTGTCAATCTTGACAGTTGTTGCGGAACCAACAATAGCATTGTTCAATTTGTCATTATTGGTTCTAATAACTCTTGCTACTCCACCATAAGCAAGATAGGATGATGCTACCATCCAGTGCTCATAGTGTTTGTCTACTGTGTATCCTCTTCCGAAAGTTTCTAAAAGATCATTTTCACTTTCGATCAGTTGTGGTACTCCTACAGGACCTTTTGCAAAAGGTGCCGCCAAAGCTCCTACACCGCCACTAACTGGATCTACTCTACCAACTGTTAGGTCAACCTCTCTTACGACAATACCAGGAGATGCTAAATTTAGAGGCATCTTTTGTTCTCCTACAAGTCATGTATAACTAAAAATATTTATTATTTGCTAGTGTTTCAGTGAGGAAACAGTGCATGAACAACTACCAATCTGGGTAAATGTCCTGACATGGTTTTAGTTTAGACTTTCTAGATTCTTTTACCCTCTTTATAGTACATTCTTTGCACTCATATGAATATGATGATGAGACAGTTGTCTTTCTTCTTATCCTGTAAAAATCTTCTATTAAACTCTTCTTTATACGACAAGTTCTACAAGTTCTATCTTGAAAAAGAATATGTTCTAAATTAAACTGCTCATCAAAGTCCATCAGTAATATTGCCACATATATGATCTATCACCATATTCATCTGTATGCCACCTGTCACCATCTGTATCAACAAAACTACCTTCATCTAATCCATCATCAATAAATCCAAAAGGTGCCATATCCTGATCAATTTGATTTTTTTGTTCTTCATATATTCTCTTACGAACATCATTGTCCGTCATTTCTTTGAAGTAGTCTTGAGCGACTAACCAAGAGAAAATTACAAGGCACATTGCCAAGTCATCGTTGCAACCTTCTTCTGCTTCAAAAGAATTATGTTTTTGGGCAAATGTTGTAAGTTCGGATATAATATCATAGTCTATCGTTAATATCTTATCATCTTCTAAAAGAGTTTTTAAGTTGGAGCATCCCAACTTTTTCACAGCCTGTGTCATTCTCACACCCATCTGCGATTTTTTGCCTGAGAATCCATGCCCAATAACCTGCCCAGCACGACCTCTCATCGCAGCCATCAGCATATTTTCGTATTCAAGATCATAATGTAAGATGTTGGCAACTTGCTCACCAATATCATTAACTTCAATCAGCAACCAAGCGTTGTTGTATCCCTTCGCAGTCTCCAAAATAATATTTGGAAATAGCATTGGTTTGATTTCATTGTTCCTATACTTTGCAACTACCTTGTAAGGAAACTCTGTAATATCGAAAAGAATAAATGCGGAATAGTCATTACCCAATCCACGGGCAACGTCTACCGTCATCATGTAATTATGTTCTGGTTTTGGTTTCTCGTAAATATCTAATCCAGCATTTCTTTGTATTGGATTCTCATATACAAGATTTCTAAGTTTTGCTGGATTGATGAGTGTATTGACCGATCCTAAGAATTCACACTCAAACTCAACCTTAAACTGTGCTTCAGAAGTGTTGGCAATAGTCTGTTCTTTCCACTGATCATCCCTACCAGGAACTTCAGACCAGTGAACATCTGTGGGCACATACTCGTTTTTATTCCTCTCCGCATCATGCCACATGCGGTAGAAGTGATTCATACCCCTGGGGGTAGAAACGATAATTACCTTTGTGCTCTGTCCAGAAGAAATAGTAGGATAAACAGAGGCAAAGAAGTCATCAGCAATGTGATTCGGGATGA